TTCCCTGCATGGACTTGGCCAACTGAGTACTGCTGGCTCCGGCTTCTCCCTGCTTACGGATGAAGTTCAGGATGCGCTTGTGCGAGGCTTCCGTTTCGTTCTCTGCAACTTCCTGCACTAACAAGTTTGCCGTGTAGTTAAACGACCAACGAGCCAGATCATTTGCCATCTTGAAGATTTCAAACGTCACCGTGGGCGATATGGGGTCACGGGCTATGGCTTCGATCATGGAAATCTTCACGGTGATTTCGGCATAGCGCACCCAGAGGGCATCGTCGCCACGAGACTGATTCAACTGCCAATTACGAACCGCTTGGTACTCCTCGAACGCTTTGTCTTCCCAATGCACGATCATCGGAACAACGGCGCTATTAGGCAGTAGCGGCTGATTGGCAAGGTTGCCGATGCCAGCGGGAACGACGTTGTAAGAGTCCATCATGTCTTTAACGATGTCTTCCGGCGGTGGTTCTGATACCGGGATTTGCGTCTCGGGATAATCCTCGAATGGCGGGATCATCAAGATGCGCGAGAGCGTACCGTTGTCCACCATGTCGTGGTTCAGCGCCGGGATCAGCGTCCTCGGAGTCGTGGTTCCGAAGAAGTTGAAGTTGGGCTGATTGATGTCGAGACGAACGCGGTCGCGAGAGTCTGCATATTCCTGACCGTGATACATACCGCTGCTACTGGAGTACACCTCAAGCAACGTCTTAATGATGTCGCGCTGGTGACTTGCAGCGTTCTTAGCAGTCAGGCTCTGAAGGTACAAGCCCATTTCGTCAAGGTGGCTGATACGCGACGGGAAGTCGAAGAGCGTGCGAAGGATGGCAACACCGGAGCTAAAGCGATCACCGCAGATCAACGGATGCAAGCCAGCCGCATTCATCAGTTCTTTGACGCGCTGTCGGCTGTGATCTTTACCGGCACCGGGTTTGGCAACGGCAATCGCAAACAGGTTGCAACGAGTGTTCAGATGGGCCATGGCATATCGCCGCCCAAAGATCGCACCGAACATCACCAGCGTATTGGCCAGAGCAAACGTCGGCTGAGGCTGCTGCGCTGTGGCATTGATCCACCGGACAACTCGCCCTACCAACGACGGGCTTGTAAACCAATCGCTCGGAAAGTTTTCTTGGGTGCTTTTGGGTATCTTTTTGGGTGTCTTCAGCCCCGTCAGATCAACCTTGACCGCCTTGACCGGATTCAGATCCAAGTGAACCGGCGGAACCCATCCGTTGCGCTGAGCGTAATAATATAACGTCCCTGCTCCGATCTTAGACGGCGGGGACTTGCTGTAGTGTTCCCATCGCTGCTGAGTTTCGAGAGCGTTGTACTTGCCGGACTCACGCGACCATTGGTCGAAGATGTGCATTCCCTTGGCTTCAGTAGCGCAGTAGATCGCCATGCCGATGCGGTTCCAGTCATCCCATGACAGATCGGGATTCGGAACAAACTTGAGCGCATCTTCGACCGCAGAGAGCGTGCCTACCAAGCCATCGTGGGAGGTCTTGGCATCCTTGTCTGGCATCACCGTGCTGATGAGCCGGGTACGACGCATGGACGGAGGTAACGCCTTATACGCCTCCTCTGCCGCAGCCAAGACTTGCTCTCTGGTTACCAATGGCAACGCGCTAACAGGCGTCTGATGCGGGCATTCCAGCGGCCATGAGTACGGCTTGCCGGTTTCCGGGTGTGTGGCGTAGGCCACGAACTGCTGACCAAGACCGAGCACTTCAATCGGATGCAATGAGATCTTAGTGAACGGCTCTTCGGTGCGATAGAGATACAACGCCTTGGGGGACTTACCCACACGGATCAGATCGGTGCGTCCCAACTTCTGCTGAAACACTTCCCCAACAGCAACTGCAACGGACTCATCCAGAATGTCAATGTCAATGGCAACAACTTCGCCCGTTAAAATGCCGATGCCGCACCCCGGCCATTTAGACCAAAGATCGACATGCACTTGTTGGGCGTTCATTTCCGTCCAACGCGCTAACTCACCCCACTTCTCACCGTCATATCGACCGGGACGCTTGGTTCCCGGCATAATCGGAATAATTCGATAGCCCGCATCGACGAGCTTTTCGCCGTATTGTTCTACGTAATTCTCAGACATTTTCTACCTGAACCTCGACTCGCTCCTCGCCATACTGCTTTGAGGCCACGAGTTGTGCTACCGCTGCATCGTCGCTAAAGACAACGCCATTCAGCCCATCCAAAATCGCCTTAACGATGTTGTCCAAATCAGGACGAGAGATGTGCCACCCCGTTTTTTTCTTATGTGCAAAGTACGCTGTAATCGTGACCTTCACAGGCCCTTCAAACATATCCTTACCGAGCATCGCAACCTGTGCAAGCGCCTTCACGTTCATTTCGTAAATTTCAGTATCACGCGGCGTATACGTCACTACCTTGTTGCCACGCTTTGCAAATCTGGGACGCCCCTTGGGCATAGGTTTGCCGTGAATTACCATGTCCACTACTTGTCCCATGTTTCCCCCACAATTTTGTAGATGCGTTCAACAATGTTTGATGGCGTATCCGATTGCCCTTGGATAAACCGCGTTAGAGTATTGCGATGAATACGTATCTTTTTTGCCGCAGCAGATAGCGTAAGACCTTGTTTCCGCAAGGCTAATCGAACCCGCTCGCCCTCGCTCATGTACGAGTTATAGCGCAGAACTACTTGACCTTTGGTTTTACGCTCAATTACCTTTAACCACTTGGGCGACGGTAACCTAGAGCCAGAAACCCACCGAGTGACCGCAGCACGGGTGCAACCGCACATAGCCGCAAAGTCTTCGTGAGTCAAGCGATTCTCTTCCAGCCACTCTGCAAGAGACACAATTCGTGTTTTCATGGTGACATCTTGCCACCACTTGCATTCCGTCACAAGGGGGTGTAGATTACAAATTGTCGGGCAACCGACTTAACACTGAACCCTGAACTTTTAACACTGAACAAGGAACATTGAACATGCGCTCTGAAACTGAAATTGCTGAGGATTTGTTCAACGCTAAGCAAATTGAACGCGAAGCCGAAGAACGCCGAATCCAGCTTGAAGAAGAACTCGTGGCCGTTTTAGGCAAGCGAGACGAAGGTAGCAAAACTCACACGGTTGGCCAGTACAAGGTTGTCATTACCGGGCGAGTGAACCGGAAGATCGACTGGGAGTCCTTCGATCAACTGTCTCACAAGATCCCTGAGAACCTGTGGCCGGTCAAACGTGCCTTAGATGTGACCGGGGTCAAGTACCTCGCGAACAACGAACCCCAACTGTACAAGGTGCTGTCAAATGCTTTGACGGTTGAGGAAGCTAAAACCACTGTATCTATTGTTATGGGAGCCTAAGAGATGGCCATATCACTTAAAAGCCTAAAGAAAACTGGCGTAGCCCGTCCGCCGCGTGTCGTGCTGTACGGAACGCATGGCATTGGTAAATCTACCTTTGCTGCGCAAGCGCCTAACCCTGTGTTCATTCAAACCGAAGAAGGTCTGGATGCGATCAATGTCACGGCCTTCCCGCTGTGTCAGTCGTTTGAAGACATGTTGGATGCGATTGGATCACTCGCTCAAGAGGATCACGACTTCGCAACCGTGGTGATTGATAGCGCGGACTGGGCAGAGCAACTGATCCACAAGCGCGTAGCCAAGGACAACAACGTGGCTACTATCGACGCCATCGGCTACGGGCGTGGCTACAAGGCAGCGACGGACTATTGGAAGCAACTGCTCGACGGGCTGGATCATCTTCGCTCGGACAAGAACATGCAGGTCATCCTGCTTGCTCACACTCAGGTCAAGCGATTTGACGATCCGTTGGCTGATCCGTATGACCGTTACCAGTTGGATCTTCACCACGGCAGCGCGAGCCTGATTAGCGAATGGTGCGACATTCTCATGTTTGCTAACCAGCAATACAGCACAGTTAAGAGCGACGTTGGCTTCAACCAAAAGGTCACTCGTGCTGTTGGTAGTGGCATGCGTCTGCTGTACACCCAAGAGCGTCCGGGTTGGCAAGCCAAATCGCGCTGGCCGTTGCCGGATCAACTTCCCCTCGACTACGCCAAGTTTGCTGAGGCGCTTGGCACTTCTATGAACAACGTGATCGGAGAGTAAGAAAATGGCATTGCTTAATTTAAATCCTGCTGACTTTCAGGACATTTCGGACGATACCCAACAGATCCTGCCAGTTGGCGAGTACCAGATGCATATCATCAACTCGGAACTGCGGGACACCAAGGCCGGTGACGGTCAGTACCTTTGGCTAGAGTTTGAGATCCTCGGGCCAAAGTACGTCGGTCGCAAGCATTGGGATCGCCTGAACCTGTTCAATAAGAACGAGACGGCGGTCAAGATTGCTCGTAAGCAGTTGGCGTCGATCTGCGCGGCTCTGAACTTTGCATCGTTGCCGAATGACTCGGTTCAGTTGCACAGTAAGCCGATGAAGGTCGTTGTTTCGCACAAGGAGAACAAGCAGGGCAACCTTGAAGCCCGCGCTAACTACTACGCGATGAATGCTCCTGTGGCTGCGGAACCGGCTGCGACGGCGGCTCCTGCTGCTGCAAGTGCCAAGCCTTGGGAACGGCATAAGAAGTAAATAAAGAGACGCGGCACTCGGGTGCAATTCCCGCCCATACCCCACCGCATTTCGGGTGTCGCGTCTCCCTTTTGGGGGAATCATGGTCAAACTGCCAGAGATCGAAGATCAAACCTTAAAGGCGGTTGACGCCGCCTTGGAAGCCGAGCAAGAGAGCCGTCCGAGAAACTACTTGGGTGCATCTGCCATTGGCGACGTATGCGACCGTAAGCTGTGGCTGAACTTTCGTTGGGTCAAACGCGGATTTATTGAGGCCGCTGGGCTACGTCGAATTAACGATGGGCACCGGGGCGAGTTAGTCGTTGCCGATATGCTTCGCAAAGTGGCGGGGCTTGATCTTTCTACGGAGAAAGAACCGGGCGTTCAGCACTCGTTTGAGGCGCTTGGCGGACACTTCCGTGGCAACTGCGACGGGCTACTAACTGGACTTATTCAAGACCCTGACACGCTCTATGTATGGGAGTGCAAGGTCATCAATGACATCAAGTACAAGAAGCTGGTGTCACTCAAAATGAAGAGCGAGAAGGATGCGCTCAAGAACTGGGACTATGTGTACTACGCGCAAGCTCAGATCTATATGCATTTCTTCAACGCGCCAAAGCATTACCTGACTGCTGGCTCATCCGGTGTGCGCGACATCACAAGCGTCGTGACCGAATACGATCAGGGTGAAGCCGAGAAGTTTATTGAGAAAGCCAATCGCATCATTTTTGCGCCGCGACCGGCTGGCAAGATTTCGTCTGATCCAGCATGGCACGAGTGCAAGTATTGCTCTTTCCATAGCATGTGCCACGAAGACGATATGCCGCGCCATAAGTCGTGCCGGACTTGTCTGCATAGCTCACCGCTAAAGACAGGCGGCTGGAAGTGCGAATTCCACAAGAAAGACTTGACCCAAGAGGATCAAACTAACGGCTGCGAGCATCACTTGTTTGTGCCCGACCTCATCCCCGGCGAGCAGATAAACTCAGGGCCTAACTGGGTCGAGTATGCGCTAAAGGGGGGAGTAGTATGGATAGACAAATCGAAGTAGATGACGAGTATGAGTCGGACGATTTGCTCCTGACGGGAGACGATATAGAAACCATTTTGAGGGCGTTAGACGCCTACGGCTACGCAATGGTGATGTCTCAGTCGATGGGCGAGCTAGAGAAAATCAAACGCGCAGCCGAAGCCTTGATGAAACAACTGCCGAGAACGGAGTTTGATTCGTGATTACGCTTAGACCATATCAAGAAGAAGCGATAGATAGCACGCTGAAGTACTTCCAAGACAACGACGGTAACCCGCTTATCGTACTCCCCACCGGAACGGGCAAGAGCGTGGTGATCGCGGAGTTTTGTAAGCGCATCTTAGCGCAGTGGCCGGACACCAAGATTCTGGTCATTACGCACGTTCGTGAGTTGATTAAGCAGAACTACGATGAGTTGAAGGGCATGTGGCCCGAAGCCCCGGCTGGCATCAATTCGGCAGGACTCAAGAAGCGCGACTATAAGCCTTCCATCGTGTTCTGTGGGATACAGTCGGTGCACAAGAAGGCATCGAAGTTTGTGAAGGTTGATCTGGTACTGGTCGATGAAGCGCATCTGATCCCGCGCAAGACCAACACGATGTACCAAAAGTTTCTGAACAATCTGAAGATTATGAATCCGCATGTCCGCGTGGTTGGGCTAACGGCAACGCCGTACCGACTGGACTCGGGATTACTTCACCAAGGAGACAATAGTCTGTTTGACGGCATTTCCCATGAAGCCGATTTAAAAGACATGGTAGAGCAAGGGTATTTGACCAAGCTGGTATCCAAGCAGCCCAAGACTCGGCTGGACGTTACCGGAGTCAGTATCCGAGGCGGCGAGTTCGTTGCCGGGGAGCTAGAGCGTGCGGTTAATCGCAACGATGTAAATGAGTCCATCGTGCAGGAAATTGTACTGTTCGGGGCGGAGCGTAAGTCTTGGCTAATTTTCTGCGCCGGAGTTCAGCACGCCACAGACGTTGCCGCCATCGTAAAACGCCATGGGATCAATTGTGAGACGATCTTCGGGGATACCCCAAGCCATGAGCGGGATCGGATCGTGCGCGACTTTAAGGCTGGTCAGATTCGCTGTATTGCTTCCATGGGCGTGCTAACGACGGGGTTCAACGCGCCGGGGGTAGATCTGCTGGCTATCTTGCGGCCTACTCAGTCAACCGGCTTGTATATACAGATCATGGGACGGGGGATGCGTAACGCTCCCGGTAAGGACGACTGTTTGGTTTTGGACTTTGCGGGCAATATCGCTCGTCACGGGCCGGTGGACCGGGTTAATCCGAAGAAGCCTCGCAAGAACGACGGAGAGGGTGTAGCGCCGGTTAAGACCTGTCCCGAGTGTAAGAGCATCGTCTTTGCCGGGTGCGCGGACTGCCCTGATTGCGGTTACGTATGGCCGGTCAAGCCGCCTGAAATTGAAAAGACGGCAACAACACTGCCAGCGATGAGCATGAACGCTCCGGCCACTTGGTTGAAAGTTAACGCGGTGTCTTATCGTATGCACAAAAAGGCCGGTAAGCCTGACTCGGTGCGGGTCGAATACCGCTGCGGACTAGCCGTTTATAGCGAGTGGGTTCTGTTTGACCACAAGGGCTACCCTCGGGAGAAAGCCCTCAAGTGGTGGCGTAGACGCATGCCGGGGCCGGGGATTCTGCCATCCAGTACCGCCGATGCCTTAGGACGAGCCGACACGTTGATGAAACCCACAGAGATTCAAGTTCGCAAAAATGGCAAGTACACAGAAGTTGTCGAGTTTCGGTTTATGCCCCATGTGCAAGCGGGAGGCTCGGGGGTTCCTGTATCTGCCGCCGCCGGGGGTGCTCCGTCGCAAAGCGCGTCTCTGTTCAATGCAGTGCATGGATGACTATATGATCGACAAATCACCCAACGAAAAGATCGCGCTTAACGATGCTTCTGCGGCTGCGGGGCACTTCATCGAAGCATCCGGGGTCTACAACTTTCTGGAGTTCAAGCCAGACCAGTTCGACGAGTTCATCGAAGCCATCGTGACGGCTTACGTCGAGTCGCTTCAGGGCCAGAAAGTCGAAACAGACGGTGTAAGATTCCCTTAGACCGCCTTACCACGGAACCATGCTTTGCCATGTTCAACGACGCACAGTTCAGGCTGAAGCATCTTACCGCCCACAAAGGTAATGACGGCAAACCCCGATGCCCAATTGACCGGACTGGCTTCAGTGTAGTTGAACTGCGGGCCGTATGGTTCCGCCAGCGTCCCGGTGTCTACGCCATATCTCCGACCGCGATAGTCCGCCCACGGCGTAACCTTCAACTGGTGCATGTGCCCGTGAACATACGAGACACCCGCTTTAAGGGTTGAGTTGTAGGACGAGTGAACCCCCCCGGCTACGGGTCGATGCCGGACGCACAGCCAGTCATCCTGCTCACGGTTCAAATGGATTGCCCAGCCCGCTTCCCAGCGCGGCAAATAGTCCAGCAAGGTCATGCCAGACATCTCTTCAAACTCGCCTACGCGGCCTGAGAGGTAGTTCTCGAAGCGGGAGTCATGGTTGCCGATGGTGCGCAGGAGCTTGGCTCCCTTGGCCGCTCGTTCGATCTCAGCGCAGCGATCCTGCACAGTATGGATCTCGTCCTTCAACTCAGGCTGCTTCTCCCACATGATGCGGGCGTGCCGGGAGATTCGAGCGCCGTCCAGAATGTCGCCATTCAAGATGACCATTTTCGGACTAAGTTGCTTAGCTAACTTGCAGAAGGCTTCGTGCGCCTTAGTCACGACACCCGGCCAGTAGTGGGCATCGGATGCAATCATTAAAACGCCATCATGTAGCGTTTCGTCGATCTGGTTTTTGTAGTTACGGGAACGCTTCTCGGCTAATTGGGTCAGGCTATCACCGACTTTGACTCGCCAGCTTTTTCCCTTCCCCTTTTCTCTGGATTGCAGAACAACGCCGTATCGAAGCTCAAGAGTTCTACGCCTTGTCCGCACGGCGCGGACGTTCATTTGGAAGTATTCTGATAGTGCTTTAGCTCCGCCTAGTTTTTTCCACGCTGCAATGAATTCATCATCACTCACTTTTTGCGGCACGATTCACCTTTATACCTAGTTTTTTGCGGCGAGCATTGGTCGCTTTATCGTCTCGGGAAGCCCGCCATTCTAGGTGCCCATCTACCAGACGATACTCTTCCTTGTGGACCAACGCGCAATCACAGCACTCCGAGTGCGTGTACCCACGGACCCTGTACCACTTTCCGTCTTCAATTTGGACGGGCACGTACTTGTCCTGTTTTTTCATGGGCTTGACTCTACCTGTTTGCGTACCGTCTTAGCAAGAGTTCTTCTTGGAGTGTATATCCGCCGCGAGCTTTTTTGACGCGCTGGGCGTCGATGTAAGCCTGAGCTTCCTGTTCGCTTTTAATTCCGATGGCGTCCGGATTTTTCCCGGTCTGCTCCATGAAAAGCGTTTTCCACATGGTTGGATGGCCCGGCTTTTTGAGCATTACTCCGTCACCAGTCATTGACGACCAGTGATAGCGGTTCTTGTCATACGGATCACGTTCTGGACGTATGCCAGCTTTCCAAGCCGTAATGTAATCATAGTCAGCGTTCTGCCCAAGATTGGGGCATTCATTAAATTCTTTGCAGAACTCTGAGTACCAAGGATGCTTTTTAATTTCAGCCTCAATACGCTGACGTTCAGCATCAACGCTGCCGCCACGAGCTTTTTTGACTATGCCGCCATGCGCTCTTTGATTCATGGCCAAAAGCCGGAATAACTCCCGACGCTTTTCTACCGGAGTCGCGTTAAAAGTTTGTGCATTTAACAAGAACTCTGGATTAAGGCCACCGCCCATCTCGGGGCTACGGGTAGATGACATCAATCCTTGAAGGCGTTCTTTTTGCTCGGGAGTCAAGTCTTCAAACGAGTATCCTTGAGGGGCAACGGCTTCTTCACGCGGCGATGGCGCAGGCTCTTCCGCTGGAGAGGGTTCGGCTGACAGGTCTTCGCTGTCCTCAAAGCCGCCGGGAATAAAGTCTGCTGCTTCTGCTCTTTGAGCTTCTTGCTCAACCCGAGCGCGTTCCTCGCCACTCAAGGCCGTTTTGCCAGAGGTATAAAAAGATCGCGGCAGAACACGAGACAAAGAGTCAGCCATCTTTCCAAGCGACACCGGGTTGCTCAGGTCAAACTTAATGGTGGTGACCGTGTTAGCCAGTTTCTGCACACCGTTAGGGTCAAGCATCAATTCCATGATGGCTTCGTCGGTCGCAGTAGCAAGCTGAGAACTGTTGTACTTAGACAACAAACGAACGACTTTTTGAGGAAGGCTTGTAATGCGGTCGCGCAGCGTGGACGACAGGTAAGGAATATCAATACCCGGCACGATCTGAGCCAGCGCATCAAGCTCTCTGCGATCAATCGCTACACCCAACTTGGATATGTCCGCTGCCGACACCTTGTCAGAGAACAACGCCAACTTGCGCAAAGACGGCTGGAACGCCTCGCCAAAGACAGCTTCAATGCCAGCCTTGTTAGCCGGGTCCATGACGTACTGCATGAATCCGTTGGCATTACGACGGCCAAGGTTAATAACCTCAAGTCGCAGCGCGTTTCTAACAGCCTTGGCAGTGTCGGCATCAAGGTCCTTAATGTCGCGCATGATCTTTTGGCGTTGACGAGGATTGTTGATGACATTTGAGGCTAACGTGGAATAGTCTGGCGCATCGAACTGAGTCAAAGCGTTATTGGCAACGCGAGCTTCCGCAGCCTTAGCGGCCTTATCTAGCGATCCAAGGCGCGAGCGCAACTCACGATCATCCAGAACGGCCTTCCGCAATTTATCTTCAAGGCCCGGAATCTGCGAAATAATTTCCTTTTTGTCCTTTAAGTACTTGGACAATTTTCCAGCGTTAAGCATTCCGTCCTTAACGGCTTTATCGTAAACCTCAGAAATGATCGCATTTTCGGCAATTTGGTCGCCAGACTCTTTGCCAACGGCTTTAATGAACTGTCTATAAGACTCGGCATTTTTAACAATAACCGGAGCTACTTGGGTTGCATACTTTTTAGAGTCAACGTCTTTAATGCCCTGAGCGCCAAAAGGAATGCCAATTTTCTCAACGTACTTTAAATCAATGTCATTAAGACGCTTACTGAAGTCACCCGGAATAGTTTCGCGAGCAGCGTCCACAACCTCTTCAAGTTGCAAAACCTTGCGCATAGAGTCTTCACTCATACGCTGACGCTTCAAGCCGTTGATTGCCTTCTTTAGAGACTCTACGTTGTCAAACGAAATGGGAATATGCTCAAGCACAGTTTCTGAGGTGCCCGGAACAGGAAACTCCTTGGGCGACAGGAACTTCATAATGTCGCTGTCAACCTTGGTGCCCTTGCCAAAGATGTCACGCAGATTGTTTTGACGAACAAACTGATAGATCTGTTCAACGCCTTCAACTGGCATCTTGACGCCAGCCTCTCTGGCTTCGGCCAAAAGCTTTTCGTAATCAGGGGAAACTTCGTTTTTAGCTGCTTTTTTGCGTTGTTCTATCAGGGCCTCAATTCGAGTTCCCAATGTCTCAGGGTCCATTACCGGAGTGACACCCTCGGTAAGGTTGTTTAATTCATCTTCAATGTCCTTACGCTGCCGTTGGACAGCAGGGGCAACCTTGAGTCCGGCTTCTGGCTTAACTTCAGCGCTATACGGCTTGCCAAACATCTTCTCGCTTTTGGCTTGAATGTCAGAAGATGCCTGCTGAACAACGCGATTAACCTTTTCGCGGAAAGACGGGTTGATCTTGGCAAGTCGCTCTACTTGCTGGCGAATGACCGGGTTGTCGGCCATGGCAATAACGAGAGGAGCATCGGACTTGTTTACAAACTGAGAGGCGTCGTTAACCAACTGAATAAGCGCATCAACAGACTCTGCACCCTGCTCCTTCGCGGCAAGTTCAAGCAAACTCTTTGCAGCACCACGAGCATACGTTTCAGTCACTTCCGGTTTGCCCTTCAGCAAGTTCCGGTTCTTCGTGATCTGATCCAAGCTTCTAGCAAGAGCGTCCGTTACCACCTCTCTAGGAGCAGCTGTTCCAACGCCGCCAAGGATGCTTCCAGCCAAACGACCTACACCAGTAGACTCTTCGCCCGTAACGGCACGCTCAATAGACTCACCAGCCTTTCCGCCAATCTCACCAAAAGCGCCAGTCAAGAACTCGGAAGCAGCACGAACAGGTGTCTTGAGCAGGCCAACCCCGCCGCCAATATAGCTCGTAGGATCAGCAACGGCCTCTACACCAGCGCCAACCACTTCACTGATTGGACCGGGCGCACGCATATCAGTCTTAGGCGGCTTAAAACCAACCTTTTCATAAACAGGAGCAATTCGCTTTTGAGACTCAGTAAAGGCTTCAGAAGCCGCTTGGATAATAGGCTTAGATTCTTCGCCAATGCCGTACACGCGACGCATGACTTCTTCTTGGGGAATGGCACCGGTCTTGGCCATTTCAGCAGCAGCCATCTTGCCGTAGCCAGCGCGAAGCAATGCATCCAACGCAGCCGGAGCGTTAATGACGCCTCGCTTAAATGCGTTCAAAAGATACTCTGTTACGCCAGCAGGTTCTTGGGCAGTCGTTTCTTCAGGCTGCGCAATTTCACGATCACCAATACGAGTGACCGTTACGTCTGGTCGCGGCTGAGTTTGAGGAGCGCCACCAACCTTAGAATTCAACTCTTCTAGCTCAGCCTGAGTCAATGGCTCGTCAAACTCGAAAGTTTTGCCATTAACAGTGTAAACATGGGGTGTAGCCATTTAATGCCCCTATTAATTAGTCTGTCGGCCAGCTTTGCCGGTACTCAACGTAATACCAGTAGATTTTTTATTTGCCTTAGCTTCATCTTCAGCTCGCTTTTTCTGAGCTGCAATACGTTGCTTTTCGGATGAAGTTAGCCATTTTCTTCCAACAATTCTTTCGACGGCTTCTTGAGAAATGTCGCTTGACCCAGAAAAAGTATCTAATACGCTTTCTCTTCCAGAGTTGTATTGAGGCGCAAGCAGGTCCTCAATGACTAAAAGAACTTTTTCTTTATCTTCTAAAGACAAGTCAGACGGAATGCCGCTTAAAAAATTAGAAATACTGTTAACAACCCTTGTTGGGAAGCTGCCAGCATTGGCAATGGTATTTACTTCAAGTACGCTTAACTGCTTATCACCTTGCAGTCCAGCAAGAAATCTATCTAGCTGCTTGCTTGCTGTTGGACTGCCTTCTTTTGCAGCCTTTAAAAGAGATTGCGCCTGAGAAACAGATGCTAGCTTTGCGCTAATTGGAGCAAGTTTTCGATCACGAACAGATGCAACGCGAGCCTGAACAACGCTGCTTGGTCTGTTTGGATCTGGCTCAGCTTTTTCAGGGCGAGACTTTTTAATCAAGTCTGCTTTAAAATTTAAATATTCTTCTAACGTCATTCCCATAGAAGCCGCGTTCTTTTCATCAGTAGTCCGAGAGTCGCGAGCTTGAGTCGGCTCTCTGAAATACTGAGCCATCAACTGTCGAGCTTGCGAACCTTCCTTCTGAGCACGCTCCATGCGGTACTTGGCAGCAAGTTGGTCCAACTGCAACGCCTTGGCTTCGGCTTCCTTACGGGCTTCGGCCTGCTCGCCGCCATACTCACCAATGTCACGCAAGAATGTATACAGGTTCCGTCGCTCGTAAAAACGCGGATCACTTTCTTTACGCGGCTGAGTCAGACGCATGGCAATGTTGCGCAATTCCTCGCCCTTGCTGGGCTGTGCAAGAAGACGCTGTTTGGCCTGCTCAATCGTACTAAGAACCGTGTTGAAGTCTTGCTTTTCGGATTCAGACGCGGCCTTTTCTCTCTCTAAGAGACGCTTAAAGAGTTCCGAGCGCAATCCGCCAACAGAGGGTACAGCCGAAAGCCCAGACTGAGACTCCTCGTCTTCGGTGTATTCTTCTTCTGGAAGGTAGTCCGACTCAAGGCCGTACAGTTCGTTTTCGTCTTCCATGATCAACCCCCCTCAGTCGGGGTAACAAAAACTTCATCGTTGGTGTTAATCCGCCCCGGATCATACTGGCCAGTTTCATCTGACGGAGAAGATCCGCCGGGGAAATACTTGTTAATCAAGTCAATAATTTCTTTAATGCCAGTCGCGCCACTAATTGCCTTCTCAATTGCAGACGCACCACCCGGCTGAGCAGGAGTCTCAACCGTTGTAGAAATCTCCGTCTTAGGCAAGTTAATGCCCTTGAGAATGTCAGACATAAACTTGATCTGTTCTTTTGAATACCCTTCTTGACGCAAGAAGTCTTGATAAGCCAGATCCAAGTTGGCTTGCTGCATGACACGCTCTTTAGCGCCAACGCCAGTAATCGCTTCAGCGCCCTTGAGGCCAAGCGCCTGCTCAGTCTCGCCCAGCATTGAGTACTTAGAAGCCAAGTCACGCAGAGCCTGCGCATCCTGAACAGACAACTGGCCCTTGGATTCGCCAATACGAGCCAAGTTGGCCGCGTCTTGAGCCGTGAGCGTACCCGTAGCCTTGCCGATGTCGGCCAGTCGAGCAGCATCTTCTGCCGTCAACTGACCCATCTTGGCACCGATGTCAGCAATGCTCTGACCGCTCTGTAGCAGACGGTTGTAGTCTGCCGTGCTCAATTGACCAGCCGTGCCAGCCAGATCCGCCAAGCGAGCCACATCACGACCGTAAATGTCCGCAGCCTGACCGTAGCCAGCCTGAAGCGCCTTGGCCTGTTCGCCCAGAACCGCCTGTTGAACATCGCGCAACGCACGCGCACCAAACTCACCCATGCGGGTCGAGCCGGGACCAACGCCAAACTGTCCGGCGCTAATAAATTCTTGGCCAACTGCCGGAAGATATTTTTCCTGCAACTGGCGAACGCCCTGCTTGCCAATTTCTTCCACGACGCCCTGAATGTAGGGATTCATGTACTCCTGAGCCGCTTGGGGGAATGTTCGAGCCGCTGCTGACATATACGGCTGCGCTGCTGATAGTGCCGATCCAGCCCCTGCGCGTTGAAGAGCGTCGATGCCTTGCGCAAACATGGGTTGGGCCGCGCCGACCCCAGACATTCCAGCAGCGCGAGTAAACATAGGCGCAGCCGCTTCGGCTCCACGCATTCCCGCAGCCGTTGTAAAGTCTTCAGCAGCCGCCCCCAATCCGCTCATACCTCCGGCTCGGCCTAGTTCGGCCCCGGCTTGCTTCAGGAACGGTTGATACGATGTGGCAGCAGCTTTAGTAGCCTCAAACCCAGCCTTTTCATCGGGGGTAAAGCCAGCAATGCGCGGCCCGGTGTACTGAGCGTATGGAAGGTCGGCAACAGCCTTAGCGCGACCCAGCATGTCTGTGGTGTACTGGGTATACCACTCTGGCAACTGAATCTGAGATGTGCTGCTAGTAGTACCGGGTGTCGGGGCGCTGCCCTCAAACAAGAAATCTACAACGCTCATTAGCTCAACCCTCCGCCCATATACTTGTTGGGCGATTTTGCGTCCGGACTAATCTGGCCACGCGAGAGGGCACGACCCTTGTGCTTGCGGATATTAGCACGGAACTGATCCATGCGCCGAGCACCCTCCTTGGTCGAGCCGTCCCCCAAAAGGGCCAGCGTTTCTGCATCCATTACATATTCCCCATCGCTCAGCAGAGCCGGGATCTTGTCATCGCGCCCCGAGCCGGGGCCATCAAAATAGCGAGTCTGGCTGGAGCCTCCACCGGCATACCCGGTCAGGCCACCCGTGGCCATGGGCTTATCTTCCTCCGGCGTACTGGCAGGCGGACCCTCTTCCAAAGGCGGCTGAGTCGGTTGCTCCAACTGCATGGAGTCTTCAAAGAACTTAGCCTCTGGCCGCGTGCCATAGGTGTAGTAGTCAATGTCCGGACTCAATTGCTTGCGGGTATAGACGTACTTCGGCAGCGCACCGCCCAAACTTGGGGCTGTTGGCTTGGTCACCGGAGTCGTTGGCGTTTTTGCCCCAGCCGCACCCAAAGCGCCTAGCAGTTTCAGTAAGTTTTCCAGATTGGCGTACTTGTCCATCAACGCCTTCAGCGGATTTTCCGCTTCTGTTGGCGTGTCAAACTCTGGTGGCTTTTCGGGCAGATCCACGGGAGTCTTTAGCGGAGGCACAATCGGCGGCAAATCAAGCTCCGGCAGCGTCGGTTTTGTTGTTTCAACAACCACTTCATCCAGAGGCTCTTCATCCTCCGGAGGTTCTTCCGCAGGCGGCTCAAACTGAGGCGGCTCAGTTGGCAAATCAACTGGCGTTTCAAGCGGAGGCACAAACGGGGGCAAATCTAACCCCGGTAGCGTCGGTTTTGTTGTTTCAACAACCACTTCATCCAGCGGGCCTTCTTCTTCCGGCGGTTCTTCACCCACTTCCGGCGTAGGCTCAAATTGCGGCGGAGCTTCTGGCAACGTCACCGGAGTGCTAAGGGGCGGTACAAATGGCGGAATCGGCAGGTCAATAGGAATTGGCTTCCCGGTCTGAACAATAACTTCATCCAAAGGATCGGAATACCATGGAGTTTCGTCAGCAATTTCTAAAGGCGGCTCTTCAAACTGCGGCGGAGCCTCGGGTAATGTGACCGGAGTAGTAGTTGGGGGTACAACCGGCGGAACAATCGGCACAGCCGGAGCCTTCGTGCCAGTCACCACGACCTCATCTAAAGGACCCGGTTCAGCCGGTGTAGTCGGTGTTGCGCCAGCGCCACCACTTGCAGCACCCGCAGCACCTGCCGCGCCAGCGCCTAAAGCGGCAAGTTGAGCAGCAGTTAACCCGCCACTAGCAACAATCGGGAACGTAGCCGTACCAAGACCAGCAGCACTCACCGCACCCGGAATCAAGCCAGTCGGCACAACGCCAGTCAGCGCACCAGCGCCAGCAGCGCCAGCAGCGCCTGCTCCAGCACCACCAGCCGCCCCCGCGCCCGCACCAGCGCCAGCCCCACTACCAGCACCAGCACCAAACAAGCCGGGAATTGCAGTAGCACCCATGGCAGCCGCAGCTAACATGGTAAGCTCCTTAACCGGCAGTTTGCTCAGCAGCGTCTCCTTGGCTTTAACCCCCAGCATCGGATCAACGTAGCCAGCCTGTCCACCAAGTGCGGCAACATTTCGCTCGATAGCTTGCTCTTTACTAAATTCATTGCCGGGACCAATGTATCTCTCTGTAAAAACCTTAGAAGGCATTTCATTGTAGAACTTGGCAATCTCGTCAGCCGTCATTGGGCCGCGCAATTCACGAAGTTTGTTGGAGTCAATTATGTTTCCAACAAAGTCTCCGCCAAGATCACGTTCCGCAGCCAAAGCGCTATCAAACGCGCCAGCAAAATCATTTGCTTTGAGTTGATCGCTAATTTTCTGAAGGGCCTGCACGCGAGGATTGCTTGTTACAGCTTCTCTCTCAGCGTCGGTAATTGCAGCGGGCTTAGCCACTTCCTGCAAAGCACCAGCCATCTCTGGCGTAACTTCAAAATCAATAGCAGGCTCTTCAGCGCGAGTTGGCGTTGCTTGTATCCCAGCGCCAGAAGGCGGAGTGGTAACACCAGATGTGCCAGTGAAACCCTGTTGAAGAAGTCCCGGCTCAAGTGCCAGCTTTTGTAGTTCTTGATTCTTACGCAGGTTGGCGAACAACTCATCAAGCGCACCCATGTTCAAGCCAGTGCTTTCGGGAGTAGTGGCCCCCTCAACAAAAATATTTGGAGTTGGCTCTTGGGTTACAACAGGTGGTGCAGCAGGTGGTGCAGAAGGGGGTTCAGCCACGCTCAACGGCGACGGACCAACAGGCTCCGGCGTAGAAACCGCAGTCAATGCCCCAACGGGTTCTTGTACTCGCGCAGCCTGCTCGGCCGCAACACGCGCAGCCTCTTGTTCAGCAGCCACTCGCGCAGCCTCTTGTTGAGCCAAGCGATCTAATTCAGCCTGACGAGCAATCTGAGCCTGTCGGGCTTCCTCGGCCTGACGAGCAGCATCTGCTTGTCGCCGTTGTTCCGCAGCAACGCGGGCAGCCTCTGCTTTCTGAGCAGCAACTCGTTGAGCCTCTGCACGCTGAGCAGCAGCACGTTCGGCCTCAGCCCTTTGAGCAGCAACACGTTCGGCTTCTGCACGTTGAGCGGCAACACGAGCAGCTTCTTGCTGACGAGCCACTTCTGCCAGTCGAGCGGCCTCCGCTTGTTGAGCGGCCAAAGCCTGCTGGCGCTGCATCTCAGCCAACTGCTGCTGACGTTGCTGTTCTGCAACACGCGCCTCTTCCGCTCGACGGGCCTGCTCTTGCTGCTCTGCAATGCGCCGCCGATCTTCTTCAGGATCAGCAGCAACCGTGGCTGACGGGATAGCTCCGTAGGTGTAATACGAAGTGGAAGGAGCCTCTGGCTGCGGAGCCACCGTGCTCAACGCGCCCCTGCTCAAATCCTCTCGCGCTTCTTTACGTCTTGCCATAGTTCACCTAATCCAAAACTTGATAGAAACGGATTGCCCATTCGCGCCAATCGTCATACTGATAAGGCGACGGCGGGTTCTGCTGGGAAATCCCATTGATGCCAATGATGCCAGCCGCCCAATTCTGCCACTCAGATTCGTTTTCCAAGCGGGCTATTGGGCCAAACTGCTCAAGATCATAAACGGTTACGTCCGCCCAATCTTGCAGCCGCATGGTTCTCGGATCAACCAAGCGGGTCATGGGTTCTCTCCCAAGACCGTGCCCGTAGCCGGTTCGATATGAGCAATAATTTGCCCCATCTGGTAGTTGCCACCCAGTATGTTGCTCTCAAAGCGGAACCGTAACTCACGGCGAATCTCGCGGAAATAAACCAACTGTTGCTGACGGTCAGTCAAATTGGAATAGATCGTTTGCGGGTCGCTTGTGACTTCGCCTGCTCTAGCATTGGCGCGACCAGTAATTCGCACGGTCATGTTTCCAGACTGCACGAAGTCAGGCTCAATGAACTCAACGCGAACCGCCATGTTTTGAGGTTGTTCGCTGGTCATTAGCGACATATCTGCTGTTTCAAAAAACGACTGAATTGGCCTAATCTCTGTGCCGTTGATTTCGTCGGTGCCGTACTCGTGCTGCCAAACCACGTAGCCCTTTTGATTATTAATGATGCGGTAGTCGCCATTCTCGGTAATACGCAAATCATCGTTTTCGGTTTCGCGCAAATTCGTATCGGTCGTATCAATGACCCCAATGGCCAAAGGTGAGTTAAATACCTGCGCGTACTGACCGGCAGACCGACCACCACCGGGCAACTCCGTGTCGTACCACGTATTCTCGCGCACGTTGTAGATCACCGCATGCGTACACTCGGTCGCATTGCCACGCGGGTAACACCACCAGATCTCGCCCCAACGAGGAATCTTGAATGCAAAAACTTTTTGCCGTTGGGCGTAGTTCAGGTTGTCGTAGAACCAGTTGAGGTTTAGGCTGTTTGGCACCTCACGCACGACACCGTTGAACATCAAGAATCGGTCAACGCCGCACCAGAAGTAGATGCCGTCATACTCAATGACGCTTTGGCCAGAGAGGATGCTTGACTGCGAGGTGATCGTGTCAAACTGAAACACCGCAGATCCGCCAACGTAAGAGGCGCGAACCACCGAGTCCAACGACCAGAAAAGACCGGCAGGCGCATTGCCTGCACCAGCGCGAAGCGGCAAACCTTTTAAGATTTTTTGGCTAGTAACACGAGCGGCACCAGAGTCACCTCCAGTCCAGTCGTCCGTATAACCAGCGCGGCTCCACTGAACGAAGCCATCGGAGCCATAAGCAAACACATACGGAGCCAAAGCAACTATGCCGCCCGATACGGTTACCTGTGGAACTGGGGATAATGGAGTTGTTCCGTTGTCGTACCCACGGTAAAGCTGTCCGCTAGCATCAGACGAGATGTCCTCAACGTCATTAGAAACATGAGCCAGTATTTCGTTCTGATTGGTTGTGGTGTTGTACGCCACATCAAAATGCCACAAAGCATTGACGTTAGAAACGTAAGCCGGATCAGTTCGGTTGATGATGTTGCTGGCTAAGCTGTTCTGATCTAACCGAAAACGGAAAACACCATCCGATGTTCCGATGTGGACATAGGTAAAAGAGTTGTGGTTGTGGATGTACATGCCACGCGCAATGTTGTCCAAAGAATCTTGGACTGCGCGAAAGCCGCCTATCTTTCTTGGCAACCCACGCTGAAACCGGACCCACTGTCCATCAACGTAATAATTACCCTCGAACTTGGTACCGTCGCGCTTGATACCGGGTTCAGAGCGAACAATAACCGGCTGCAACGGCATTAGTACGTACCGCCCTCAATCGGGTCAAGACCAAGGGCAATCTGAGCAGCCGACTGACTAGCAGCCGTAAATACTGCGGTGCCCACCGTGGTTGCTCCCAAGTTGGTGCGAGCACTAGAAGCCGTCGTAGCTCCTGTACCACCTTGAGAAATCTGCACAGGCAACGAAACCGTGGACGTATCAGCGTCAACCACATCCGTGCCATCGCAGTAGAAAATGGCTCTCGCATTCTGAGCCAGCGTCACGCCGGGAGATGCTTGACCAGAGGTTCTCACTCCAAACTGATATGCGCCACTAGTTTGGTTGCTAACCCAGTACTGTTGTATCGTATTGGGGACGATGATCTCTCTGTCGCCGGTCAGCGTGCCGGTGAAGATGTAAGCAGTCTTGTTCAACTCTCCGATAGAGAGCGTGTAGTTGCCGCTGCCAGAAATATCAATCGACAATAGCGTGAAGGCATAGACAGAAGCCTGACCAAAGCCAATCGTCCAAAACTCCACGCCATCCGTGACGACAATACAACTGTCGCCGGGCGACAACACCAGCGTAGCCGTTCCATTAATCAACTCCGAGCTATTAGGATCAATGACCAGATCGCCTGTTCCACTGTTGCGAACATTAACGAACCAGTCCGAGCCTACAGACGGCGCTGAACCTAAAGAGAGCGTCCCTGCCCCACCGTTCCATACGAGCACTTTTGCTCGGTCACTACTACCGGTGGTGTAGTTTGTGTTGAACGTGCTGACCGGCATCGACTGGTTGAGAGTCGTTGCAATCGCCTTGATGCCAAGACCAGCCAGCGCAGAAGCATTACTAGCCGAAGCTGAAGCTCCGTACTGGAACGAGCGCCAAGTGCCAGCCGTCGTGCTGTTGTTGGTCAGATATATCTGGAACGTTGCGCCACTCGGAACCGCACAAATCTGAGTCCCGCCGTAGTCTTTAACCGTAAATGTGCTGGCACCGACGTTGTTAAACAAAACCGTTTCGCCAGTCGAAGCCTCGGTCGCATCCGGCATCGTAATAACAAGGCTGGTCGTCGTCGGATTAACGTCCATGATGGCCGAAACGACATCCGTAGTCGGAGCCGACTCCAACGGCCAGTCAAGCGCCTGATCAATCGTTAACGATACATAGCGATACGAGACATCACTCGGATAGATCGTCGTGCCACCGAACGTCTGCGTATAGGTTGTAGTCATGGTTAAGCCTCACGCCGGTTCGTGGACCGGTCAACAATCTTCTGTAGATCCTCGCCATTAAGCGCCGCCAGCGACCGGTCATAGTAGGACTGCCACAACTGGACGCGCTCGTCGTCCTTCACAAATGGCGTAGCCTCAACCAAGGCTCCGTACAGCAACAGGTTCGGCGCAAACTCGGTCAGCCAGTTCGTCTGGTTGGCGTCATCCAGCAACGGCGGCAGTTCGTAATACAGCACCTCCAGCGGATAGTTAGCATCCGGGGTCGGCGCAAAAATCCAATGCTTGTAGTCGTAGTCCGCGTAAAACTGCGGGCCACCCGTAGTCGTCTCATTCGGCCAGTAGGAGCGGATGTACTCGTAGGATCGGGCAAACACAGGCGTGTGCACGTTGTTATTAGTGCCGGTGCCGTAGTTGATGCTGATGGTGTCGCGCCACCGATCCGGCTTCGGGTAAACCGCTACCCCAGATTGCAGGGTTGTATTGACCACTGTCTGGAAGCCTTGGATCTTTAGTTCACGGGCAATCCGCCGCTCGGCCAACGTAATCAGCCGGGGAATCTGCTCGTAAACGATAGGGTCGGTCGCGCCACCGCGTTCAAGGTAGTTGCGGATGTCCGACTGCAAACTGGTAAATGTCATCGACGCAGGCATAAACCTCTCCTAAGTCCCGCGTCTTACCAGTCGGGCAAGACTAAATGGCTCTAGTGTAGCAAAAAGTCAATAGGACCAAACAGTAGGCCGCACTCCCGTAGTGAGCGTATCCAAGTGGATAAACCGGCCAGACCCCTTCTGCTGAACGCCGATGCCTGTAAATCCTAGGATCATGGCGAACTTCAGAAGTCTATGGGCATCATCTCCTTCTACTCCTATGTCACACGCACACCCTGAAGCATGCGCACCGGGAGCCGGTTTCTTGGCTTCTATTGGATGCTTCGGGCAACGGTAGCCGCTTGTTACCCGCATGGGCTTACCATAGGAATTACGCAATGACTGGAGTTTACCCATGAACTCCGGGGTCATCTTGTTCTCACCGCAGTGGGAGCAGTTAAACTCCTCTGCTTTGAAATTAGGGTAAAACTTCCAGTCCATTACCGCTTCCTCATGGCGTCAGCAATAGACGGCGCAATCTTCTCTACGCTGCGACCCACCACGTAACCGCCCAGTCCAAATTCTACGATGCTCCAGAGTTTGACGTATTCGGCTTCCGAGAGGTTCGGCGCTGCCCACCCAAACCATCGGGCGACGATCAGGCACACAAAAACCAACATGGTGAGCGGTCGCCAGTTAGCAGCCAGCCAATGCTGCGAAGCTGCTTCGGTCTGAATGATCTTAGCCGCTGCCCCCTCTATCTCGGCTTGATGCGCGAGCAAGGCCTTCATCATCTCGGCTTCGGCCTTGGCTTTCTGCTCTGGGTCGGGGAACAGATTGCCAATGACCTTACCGAGAATCGGCGCAAGAGTAGGGATCAGCGCTTGGATCATTTGTCTTCAAGCGCCGAGGTGGTGATGGAGCGAAGCACCATGTTGGTCACACCGCCAACAAGCAGAATGGTTGCAGCCACTTCGGTGCCGTACAGCGTGGTCAGATGGGAGCCGACAAGCTCAAGACCGCCCAGCACTGCAAGCAGCGCATTGACCCACATCATGCGGGATTTAATAGCCCCGCGAAATTTGGCTTCCATATTCATTTGTCTGCCCTTTTGTTAAACAAGTCAAACAAGGTCTTCATCTTTTCTTCCAGCACTGCAACGCGAAGATCTAGCTTTGCCAGAACAATGATGAGCGTAATGATGGCTAACAATATTGGCCATGCTTTAATGAGGATTTCAATAACCCCCATCTCCATTACTTATCTGCCTTTTCATCAAGCTTGTCGAAGATCCTGCCCAACATGCCCTTAATATCCTCAATGTCTCGCTGATAATGAATCTGCGTTACATAAGTCAAAGGCATATTGCGAACGTCCTTGTCCAGTATGCGAATCGACTGACTGATGTTATTCAGTATCCAGCCACCAAAAAGGCCCGCTATGCCAACAACAATGTTGAACAGGATCTGGACATCCATGTCAGCCCTCGCTTGCTTCCGGCTTCGGCAGCAACGGCTCCACCTGCTCCTTCAACTTCGCCCAGAGCGGATAGCCGCCTTGAGCCGTGGGCAGTGAGCCGAGCAGATTGACAATAGCGACCGCTTCTTCAAGGGTCATTTCTAGTTTGACGGGTTCCATTAAACGCTCCACGGAAGTGCCGGAGAAACCACCGGCGGGTTGATCTGATCTTGAATCTGCTTATCCACCGCCGCCTCGGTCGCAGCCTTGTCCACGCCGTTTGCCCAAATCCATCCGAGGACGGTATCAAGCGTCAGGTCAGCGTAAGGCACAAACGACGCACCCTCCACGACGGGAAGCGAGCAAGTGCTGTACACGCTGCCGGAATACTCGCCGTCTGCGCCGGAGCAAGACCAGTGGCAGACAATCACATAATCTTGATGACCGTCCACATTAGGCAGACAGTCCATTTTGCTGACAGACCAAACGTAATTAATAGCCATTTTAAACCTCAAACTGCGCGTGTTTAATCCTATTATTCTGCAACGGAATAACCTGTAAGTTGTTCCATGTATGCAGCCCTGTAACCTTTTTGCCCTTTAACGGCACGATATGGTCAACGCTCCATTTGATCCCTGTATCCCTGTCTCTCATCCGTGCCAATTCGTGAGCCTCGCGGCAAGCAAAGTCGGTTAATTCTTCATCCCACTTAACGATGCGACCCCACTTTCGCATCCGCCCCATCATTGTTATCCATGATGATTTTCCCTTAGCAATGCCTTTGCGCGATGTTCGCCTCCTAGTGGCAATGCCGCTTTCAGACTTTAACCAAGCGTCAATCTTGTCCTTGTTATTAATTCTGTAGTTTCGCTCATATTTTTTGCGAACACTAAAGTTATCTGTCATCCACTTTTTGTTTTGGACTGCCGAACATGGCACACAAGAACTATTCACCGTATAGCGGAGAGTCCCGCCGCATACCGAGCATGGTTTGCCGTCAAACTTGTTAAGCCCCTGCTCCTTGGCAAGTCGCTTACTTTCGTTGACTGGCATTATTTAGCCTCCAATGCGGCGAGTCGGGCTTCAAGGGCATCGTTCTTGGCGCTCAGTTCTTGGATGGCTTTGAGCAAAATATACGGCAAAACACTAGTTTTAATAGCCTTTGGGTTTTGAACATCGCCAAGCGGAACGCTGTCCTCAACAACCAAGCCGGGAAAAACCTGCTCTACTTCTTGAGCAATTAAACCTAGTTCTTTTGCTGTTAAATCATCATCAGTGCGCCAGTTGTATTTGACAACCCTGAGTTTTTCTACATCGTCAAGATAGCCGTTT